GCAGTATCGAAGTTCAAGAACCTTCGTGTTCAAGTACTAAGTTACTTGTCAGATCCAAACCGGCGATCCAACCTGGATACGTTTCTAGCCAATTCTGGTTTTAGAAACAATGGCTACCTCCGCATGCTGTTCGAGTATGCTGAGTGCCAGCCGCATACTGTTCTCAGTTTCCTGAAATTGTATACTGGCCCTGTGAAGTCGTCTATGACGGCAGATCAGGCAGCCTATGCAACAAAGCGTAGACTGGATCAGGTGTGTGCGAATTCAGCAGTGCCCTCATTTCTGAGGCAGTGGCTGAAGTGCATCAACACTCGCCATGGTGTATCATATGATACAGCACTAAACAATCCTTCTGATTGTTTCCACCAGCTAGCTCTAAACCATACCTATCAGGAATGGCATGAGTATTGGTCTAGGTGGTACTCCGTGCTTCGGAGAGGTTGGAAGTCTAGCTCATCACTGGACTATAAACCCATCTATCCAGAAATCTACAAAGATTACATGGCCAATGAACAGAGTTCACGTACCTATAGACGTGATTTTGCTGCATTGGTGAGCATGCATATCGACTCAGAGTCTGTCTTGTCTGACAGCCAACTTGAGTTTGTAGATGGATATCTGAATGATGAAGTTGGGGACGCTCTTGAAGCGGTCCTTTGGGGAGAAGAACCTTCTACCCAAGGTCTCTCTGGAATATTCCAGGATTCCGAACTGTACGATGCTCTCGCAGTAGGGTACGTACACCACATCCATAAAAAGGGTGGCGGTACTGATCTACGTGATATAGCAGTGCCGAACAGATTCATTCAGAACGCTTTAGTGCCAGCAGCAGACAGGATGTATAATCTTGTCCGTGTGCTCCCGAAGGATGCAACCTTCGAACAAGACAGATTTGATACCAAGATTCAGAATCGTGTAAACAACGATAATCTGTATCAAGGGTCTGTAGATCTTAGCAAGGCTACAGATAATCTCCCATTTTCATGGGGTGACGAAATCATTTCATCACTTCAGACCATCTTCGGTCTTACTCCTGAGAGCTTATTGCTAAGTGCCATTTATGGTGCTACGAGTCCTAAGGAGGACAAGAAGCAGAAGGCGGAGACAGAGTTCATCAAATCTTATGATTTGTTTAGAACTGTCGCTAGAGCTAAATGGATTGATGAGGGATTCCTTACGGAATGGAAGGTTGGTCAACCACTCGGATCGCTACCGAGCTTTGCTATGTTGGCCATAACCCATAACCTTCTATTAGAAAGCCTAGGCGCAAGCCTTGGGTTATTGCATTCACCTTACGTTGTACTTGGCGACGATGTTGTCATTATGAACAAAAGGTTGCGCAAGCGATACATAAGGGAGCTTACCAGCCGTGGTATACCCCTTTCGCTGCATAAGAGCTATGAAGGTAGACTTAGCGAGTTTGCTGGAAAGACTTATGTTAAGAATGCAGTTCCTTTCTATTGTTC